CCCATACCGTTCCGGCACACTATCACGGGATGGGTACAGGGGCCGATCTAGCCGTGACTAACTCTCCTAGTGGCTATAGCGCCTGGGGGGGTTCAGTCACCACTACAGCGCCAAAAGGCGACACTTCCGCTGGAAGTTACACTGCCCCAACCATCAGCGGTCGAATTGGACTTGTAACAGGTGGTGTTGATGGGAATGCCAGTATGACAAGCGGTAATACCGCCCCAAGCGATACAGGTACTAACAACCCGCCTTACATTGTGGTCAACTACATTATCAAGTTCCAATGAGTTTAATACTCCTGCTCAATCCTAAGCAGTTTGGTGGTACCAGCGCAGATACCAGCGATATTTTAGATCGTTATGCCAAACGCCGACGAAAGATAGCTGATGATCTACTGGAAGAAGAAGTGGCAGCGCAGATACTTCGCAGCAGACAAAAAGAGATAGAGTTACCATCCACTGTAGACAGAGAGAATTTAGCTGATAAGCTAAAAGCAGCATTACATGCCAAGGCAAAGCCCGGTGAACTAACGGGAAATGAGCGAAAAAAACGCATTCAAATGGTTTTAATGTTATTGGCGCTGGACGATGACGACTAAATACAAATTGTATCAATACTGCAAAATTCAGAAAAAGGTGGTCCCCATTGAGGATGTGCAGGTAAAAGTGCCAGAGTCGCACTACATTATTACCGATGAAATGGCACCCGTCAGAAACCCTCTGAATTCTAAAGAGATATACACAAGCAAACGAAAGCTACGAGAAGCATATAAAGCCGCTGGTGCTGTTGAAATAGGGGACGCTTACGAGAAGGGCTACGACCCTGGCAGAGACGATTCTAGGCGGCAAAAAGAATTGGTAAATAGGGTAATGAATCAGATTAGGGAGCGACTAAATGGATAAGGTAGAGCAATCAGAAGCGGCTAATACAGAAGTAACTGTTGAGCGAAACGAGGAACCTGTAAGCATACGAGAAGCCCTAAACCGTAGTTTTAAGTCAGAAGATGATCCGCTAGTTATTGAAACTAAAGAAGCCCCGGATGCTGTCGCAAAAGCACCGGAGATAATAACGCAAGCCAATCAACCAGCAGTAGAAGTTACTCCTGCCGTAGAGCGTATCCCGCTTGTTCCACCGGCAGATATGAACAAAGCCGAAAAAGAGGCTTTTCTTAATCCTACCCCCGACAACGCGCATGTACTTCAACAGTACATGAATCGTAGGGCATACGAAACTCGCTCCGATTATCAACGGAAAATGGTTGAAGTTGAGGAACTTAAGAAACAAACATCTGGTTTATACGATGCGGTCAAACAGTACGAAAATGACTATGCGCGTGAAGGCATAAGCATTGCCGACCTTACCCGTCGCAGTATCGCCTGGGACCGAGCAATGATGGAAAACCCGGTGCAAACGGCTATTGAATGGCTCGATGCCTACGGGATTAAGCCTGAGCAGCTTTATCAAAACTATGATCAACAAAACTATTATCAGCCGCAAACACAGCAACAATACCTTACCATGCAGGATGCAGAGCGTATTGCTGAAGAGAAGATTGCGGCTATGCAACAACAGCAGGAACAAAAAGCCGTTGCATATTACAATGAGCGGGTCGTAGAATCATTCGTAGCAAGCAAACCCTTATTTAAGGACGCCGAGACAGCAGCGCAGTTAGAGGCTGAAATGGCACCAATAGTAACGGCGCTTACACAAACCGGCAGATATAGCGGCCCAGAGCAGATCCTCGAAACCGCATATAATTACGTTGTAGCCGGCAACCCGACCTTTTCCAGTATTGCCAACGCGATAACTGCAAAGGCGCAAGTAGAACAAACTTCCGCGAGCGTGCAAAAAGCTAAAGCCGCTTCGCGTTCGATCACTGGCTCCGCTGGTTCAGGGACCCCCAGAGTAACAGCTAAAAACATACGCGATAACCTACGGGCTAGAATGACAGGCGATTAGGCTTAGTCGATTAGCCGGGGTTATCTTACTTTATAGGATAACAACAATGGCTAATCTTGAAGAAGCAATCGTTGCAACCCTCTTCGATCAGAGCGATCAGATCGCAGATGAGGTTTTGCATCACAACCCTCTCCTTAAGTCACTCGATGACCAGGGACTAATCCGCAAGTTTTCCGGTGGATACGAACTACGCAAGCCGATCATGTACAATGATTCCGCTGTAGGTGGTTTCTATTCGGGATTCTCGTCATTTAATCTTGATGCGATTGATGATGCTACGGCATTTCGTTTCGCTATCAAGCAGTGCTACGAGCCAGTAGCTATTGCAGGCCGTGACCGTCGCGCTAACCGCGATCAAGCACAGCTTCTTGACCTGGCTGAGATGAAGATGAACGCATCAATCGCTCGTCTTAAGAATACTGTTTCTACCTCGCTCCGTGGCGATGGAACTGGAAGCGGTGGACTTGAGTTTGACGGCATTAAGAAGGCTGTATCAACTTCACCGTCATCGGGAACCTACGGCCAGATTGATCGCACTTCCAATACTTGGGCGCGCAATCTTGCTGTTAATACTACCCTATCTGCTTCGAACGTTCAGGAGACTGTAACGGATACGATTTCGCAGATTACGCGTGGTGACGAAACGCCAGACCTCGGTTTGATGGATCGTACAGCTTGGAAGTATCTCCATAGCTCGCTTACTGCAATTCAGCGTATTCAGCTTCCTGTGAAGAAGGCTACCGCTGGTTTCAGGGCACTTAGCTATGACGGATGCGATTTTGTATTTGATGGTGGTTTTGGTTCTTCTGTTTTGGAAACTAATTCTTGCCGTCTACTTAACACGAAGTATTGGACATTCGACATGGTACGTGGGGCTGATTTCAAGCCGCTCGCACCTGAGATGAATCGTCCGATTGATCAGGATGCTTTCTTCACGGTTATTATCGTTGAAGGAAACCTCTGTTGTTCAGCCCCGGCGCTTCAAGCTGTTATTTACGCTTAATTGTTGGAGGATTGAATTATGTCACGTTCTGGATCATTCGGAGTTAATTACAAAAAGGTTTGGGATGGTACAACCATTCCACTCCCAGCAAAGGTTACCGACCTTGGTAGCTGTCCAGAGGGAGAGTTTTTGTTTGTTCAAGCTGATGGTGCAATTAGCCAGTACGCTTTTGTTGTCATCTCTGATGACGGCCAAGCTGCACAGGCTACTACAACCAACGCTGGATCAAACAATCTCCAGATCGGGGTTGCTCAAGTAGCTGCCGCTGACAACGAATACCTTTGGGTATGGATTGGCGGCGCAGGTGGCGGTGGAGTAGGAACAGGTATTAAAGGCAAGTGCGCTGCTTCATACGCAGCAGATGCTAACCTTAACACCACTGCAACCGCTGGCGTAGCTGATGACGCTTCGACAACTAAGATTGCTAACGTGGTAGGTCTTACGACTCTTACCGGCGCTGGCACCGTAGAGTTGAAGTCAACTGGTTACCTTACGGTAAACTAAGGCTATAGGGGCTGGCTCGTATAGCGGCCCCGCCTTTTAAAAGGATTTATATGGCAGGAACAACTACGCTGATGGGCCTGGGAATGCCGGGTGAGCTTGCAGCCGCTGTTGCCGATGGCGTTTTTACTGGCACTGTTACACCAACCGGACAGGTTGTTGCGACTACTGCTGGTATTCGCACTAAGCAAAGCGTGGATAACGTTACTGATGCTTTGCCAACACAGGCAGAGATGGTAACCGCATTTGGTGCCGCAGCTACGACCGGATCAGGCTTTGTTGGTTTTATTAAAGACAACAACGCAGACACAAACTTTTTTATCTGTGTGAGCAATGGCACTAGCTATTACGCTCTTAAGATGACTAAGGGTGCGTAACCAAGGGGGGAGCAATCCCCCCGTTTTTTAGGATTTCTATGCCAGATTTTACCCCCTCTAATCCAACTGCTCTTTTCAGCGCACGGCGTATTGCCGCAGTTACTCCATCAGATTCTACCGACCTAACCGGCGTTAGAGCATTGTGGGTAGGTGGCACTGGGAACCTTAGCATTAAATGCGTTGATGATAGTGCCGCTGTCACGATTGCTATCCCTAACGCGGGTGTGCTTCTGCCGTTGTTTGTAGCGCGAGTAATGGCAGCTACAACAGCAACGTCTATTGTTGCTTTGTACTAATATGACGATTGGAATTGGCGTTGGTTTGCTTGTTAATAACCAATCCCCGGCGGGGTTTAAGCCAACAGATTTAAGCGGCCTTTTGACTTGGTACAAGAGCGATGCGGGCGTTCTTGACGGTAGCGGTAACGCTATTACGACTAACAATACTGCTGTGAAAACATGGCAAGACCAAAGCGGCAACGCTAATCACCTTGTACAAACTACCGGCACTAAACAAGCATTGTATAAAACCAACCAACAAAATAGCTTGCCGGCTATTGAGTTTGACGGGGTTGATGACTTTTTTACAACTACTAGCAGACTTAGTACGGTTCGAACCGTTTTTGTTATTCATAAGTGGACTGCTACAACGGGGGATTATAGGCTACTTATTGGTGATTCGATAACTTATAACTTTCATGGCGGCGCTGCCGGTGGAGCATTATTCTACGATGGCGGTGGTGCCGACACACTGGAAACTCGTTTTGTATATAACGGCACCAAGTGGGTGAATGGGGTTGAAACAGCTCATAGTAGCGTAGTGCGCTATACGACATATAAACTTGTATCGGTAGCCACTACTGATAATTGTTTTTTCGATCAAATTTCTTATGATCGAAGTGATACGCCAAGACAATTTTACGGACAGATGGCAGAAATTATTGCTTATGATTCAGTATTGTCGGCTACTAATCGCGGCAAAGTAGAAACTTACCTGATGAGTAAGTGGGGACTTTCGTAAACTAGGGAATTAACTGTGTAGCCTTAACTAGGGAGTTAAAAATGGCACAAGTAGACTGGAACGGGATAATGGGATTAGGGCAACCAAAGAAGCGTTATGCAGGTGCAAACGTTAAGTTCTTTAATGCCTATAACGAAAACAAAGAAAAGACTCTAACGGCTGGTCGTCCTATCTTTGATGAAATACCAAGCATTTCTATTCAGTGGCCGGGTGGCGATGAAACCGTTCGCCGTATTGAACCGCATGACATAGCTGAATATCCAGAATTATACGCCGCTTTTACTGCCGGCAATCAACCTGTCGAGAGTGGGACACCATTAGCAGAATGGCCGTTAATGAATGGGTCAGCAATGCGCGAGTTTCAGCATATTGGTTTTCGCACCGTTGAGCAGGTAGCAAGCGCCAATGATGAGGTTAAACGCAAACTCGGTCCTTTGGGTAAATTTATCAAATTGGCACAAGACTGGCTTGCAGCCGCTAACAGCGATCAAGCACAGGTGACAGCACTCAAACAACAATTAGACCGAGAACAGCTTCGTACTGCGAGACTAGAGGAGCAGTTAGAACTTATGATGCAGCGTATCGAAGGTTTGGAAGGTACTGATTTACGGCCACAGCGTCGTAAAGTGTTTCAGCCAGAACCGGATATTGAAGATAATGAAGATAATGAAGACGATTTTGTTGATGAGGAAGTCGTTGAAACTCCTAAGAGAAGGGGTAGACCAAGAAAAGTATGACACTTGCAACGGTTGTTACAAACGTCGCTAACGAAGCTGGCTATTCTGTAGAGTCAAACATAATGACTTCTACGGAGACGACTACCAAGCAGCTACGCACCATTGCGAATCGTATCAACCATGAGATGTCAGAAGCGTATCCCTGGCCGGTGATGTATGCGAGCGGGTCCTTCTCCCTAGTCGCAGGGCAAGCATCGTATGCATTGCCGGCCTCTTTTTCTTATTATCATTACGAATCGTTTTGGAATAGCAGCACTCGCTGGCGCATCCTTGGACCGATGAGCGAGCAAGAGTATGCAGAAATTAGGGGTTATGGACTTAATACAACCGTTTATCAGCGGTTCCAAATTCGCGGTATTTCCAATACCGAACTTTTGATTAGTCCGACTCCTACAGCTTCTAACGCTGGAAACATAGTAATTTTTGAGTATATCGCCGACAGAAGTGTAAAACCGGCAACGTGGGTAACTGCGACAGTTTACGCTGCAGGTGCATACACATTTTACAACGGCAACTATTACACCACAACAGCAGGCGGTACTTCCGGTGCAACTGCACCGACGCACACTAGCGGTAGTGTTTCGGACGGTGGTGTAACTTGGGACTACTATTCAGGTCCCTATAAGGAATTTTTAAAAGATACTGACGTTTCAATCTTTAATGAAAAAACGTTAGAGCAGGGAATGATGGAGCGATTCTCTGAGATTCACGGTTTAGATAACATTAAACCTCGTTTTGATGCGCAACTTAACGAAGATTTTTCCAAGCAAAACCCTGGCAAGATTATTTATGCAGGCGGCCATACACGAGCAGAATTGTTTGCGCGTAGTGGCACTGCAGTTTTTGGAACGTGGATCTGATGGCACAGCAACCAATACAAGCACCACCACCCGCAAAAGGCATGACGCCGCAACAATATTATATGGCGCTTATCTCGCAGGGTATGCGCAGTCAGGATGCTTACGCCGCTTTACAGC